TCAGAGCTACCATAACCAGAACGAGTGGTCTGCGTGGCAGAAACGATAGGGACGTTTGCTTCAACAGCCAGTCCTCTAAGTTCTTCTGCAATAGCCTTAATATAAGAATATGAATTGACATTACCCATCTTGCTATACCTAGAGGAAGCGCATATATTAAGGTAATCAATGAAAATAATATCAGGTCTAAATGATTTCTTAAGTTGCAGCTCATTAAGAAGTGACCTAAAGTGTCCACTGTGTGCAGATGCGGTGGGATACTCTTTAATTATAAGAGCACCCTGTGTTTTTTCAGCAAGTTTACTCACTTTGGTATCAAACATCATCTTTGGAAGATCCTTAAGTTGTTGAATGGGAACATTCAACAGGTTGGCATCAATCCGTTCTGCAATCTTTTCTTCTGCCATCTCCATGGTAATGTACAAAACATTCTTTCCCTGAAGAAGACAAGCGGATGCCATGTGACACATGAACAAAGACTTACCAACACCAGTGCCAGCAAGTGCAATATTAAGACTCTTATTTACTAGTCCACCCTTTGTAATCTTATTAAAGAACTCCAAGTCAAATGCAATCCTCTCCTCAGTTTGGTGATAGAAAGCAAATCGTTCTTCAGCATCTTCAATGTAATCGTGACCTACATGATGGTCAAAACTTACTGCAAGTGCATCCTGAAGAATAGAGGGAATGGCATCGATCCCTTTCTTCTTATCATTACCGTCTGCAATTCCAATACTCTCGACAAGGGCAAGATAAATCGCTCTATCTTTACACCACTTCTCTGTAGTATCAATCAACCACTGATCATCTGTTGGAGAGTCGTCAATATTATCTAACCACTGGCAGATTTCTTTATAGGTCTCATCATTAATATCCTTACGTTTCTCACACTCAATCTGTAAGATTTCTACCGTTGCAGGATTATTATAATTTACAATGAACTTAGCACATTCTTCAAATATGGTTCTCTCATGTAAATTGTCAAAATATTCTGGTCTGACGAAAGGCAATACCTTCCTAGTATACTCTGCATCCAAAATAAAATTTCGGAGTACAGTGTTTTCAATGGATTCCATATCAATAATAATGTAGGTAAGTACTCAATATGTACTTAGCACTTCCTTTCTTCACAGGAATACCCCTATGTGGATACTGCCATGTAGGAGGGAACACAAGCACTGTACCAGTTTTGGGTCTGACTGTCAATTTGTTGTAAGGGAAATCAGTTTCTCCACCAAAGAAATCATCATTCAGATAACATAAAAATGCCAGGTATCTCTTGGCACTAGCATGATCCTCCACATCAACATGAAGTTCAAACTGGTCACTAGACCCTGGTTCGTATTTTTTTACTCGGAACTCTTCAAAGAAAACTCTCTCAGGGAACCACTCAGCATACTCAGGCATTTCTGACTTGTATCGCTTCATTACTTCCACGAACTTGTAGGAAAGAACCTGTACAAATTTCTTGTACTTAGATTCTCTGTTTAGATTTACTTGAGTAAACTGAGGAGTATACATGTTTTCGATTCTCTCTTTGTTGAGAGACTCTTCAAAAACATTTATGATAGCTTTACAAGTAGACTCATCCAAGACTTCAACAGTCTTGATGAACTTATCCATAGCTAAATTCCGTCTGAGCGATCTCGTCAAGTTTTTCCATAACAGTTTCCGTAAAGTATTTCTCTGGTTCTTTGAGGATCTGTTTTGCATAAACTTTCTTACCGTCTATTTCATATCGACCAGCAACGTTCTTCCAAAGTCCGCCAATCTCACCGAGTTCAAGAAGACCATAATATCGATCAAGACCACGCTCATCGTAATAAAGACGCACTGATACATCTTTGTTCTCCTTACTCAGACGCGACTTAGCAGTCTTTGCTTTGATAACATTTCCAACGACATCGGTGCCGTCTTTTTCTTTCTTCTTGCTGAGGTAAATGATGGTAGAAGCTGCATACTTGAGTCCACTGCCTCCTCCCATTTCTTTTGTAGGTACATAAGCGCCGATGACATCGTAGGTGTGGTTGGTTACAATCATGGGGATATTTGCTTGACCCAACTTAAGAGTGAGCATTCTAAACGCACCTTTGACCAGTTGTGATTTGGTCATGTCGCGGACTTGTTTGTCGTTGAGTGCGTCAGTAATCTCTTTCTCAGTGGAAAGCATACCAAGAGAGTCTAACACAAACATACAAGGTTTGCGATCCTCTACTGGTTTTTTTAAGTATATATCAACTGCCTTAAGTGCCTTTGATCTAAACTCCTCGATTGTTACGACATTGACAACAACGGTACGATCCAAATCCACCCCACGACTTGCGAGTAGAGACTTGTTAACAGCGGCTTCAGTGTCAAAATATAGACAATACCCATCAGGATTGCTATCAAGGAAATTTTTGACAACTGCAAGACTGAAGAAAGTTTTTCCAGTACTTGACTCGCCAGCAATAGCAGTAATCTTGTTCCCAGATACACCACCAAAAATACTACCTGATACAAGTGCGTTAAAGATGTACGAACCTGTGTCAACGTATTCTTCAGCATCATCAATATCGGATGCGAGTTTTGTGTAGTCATCTCCGATCTCTTTGACAATATCTTTTAGAAAATCCATAATAATTTAGTCCTTGTTTTTAGGTGATATATCCCACAGAAGATTCCCTGAGATACTAATACGATCTTCGTCGCAATTATAGAAGGGACATACACTATGTCTCAACTTTGATGGGAAGACAGCCATAACACCTTCCATCTCTTTACTCATAGGAACTGTCATAGTCTGAGGTTCACCTAGAATATTAGTATACTCAAAGGCAAAATCAGAAGCAGCATCAGTTTTGAAAGGAAGATCTAGATTGTGTTGTTCTTCTGGGTCTGTAGGAATCTTCATCCAGATTACAAAAGAAGTACATCCACTATGAGCATGTACTGGATTAAACTCAGTCTGTTTCTGAAAGTTTACCCACATGTTCATTTTGAATTTAAAATTCCACTCCTCAAACATACTTTCATGAAAAGAGGGAGCAAGAGTTCTAGGGTTATCATTGACCAATCTTTCAGTTACTGGTCCAATAACATTGTCTAGAAAATAATTATCAATATCATACATCAACAAACTGGAAGTAATATTTCCAGCAAGTCGATCTCCCCATGGAATGTTATCAGCTTTAGCCTGTTCGATTCTTTCCCACAAATAATCCATGATATAATCAGGGAGTTTAGTTTGCAACAAAGGCATATTAGGAGGCGAAAAAGCTTGCCACTCAATATTAAGATCACTCATATACCTAAGATTCTCCGTTGTCTTTGAAAATAATCATGGAGCAACCACGAACTACTATTCAATTTATCAGAGCCGCCAACACCATAATAAAACTCCACTCTAGAATCGTTACAGAATCGATCTAGTTCTGGAGTATTATCTTTACCACGATCTCCACCATTAGCAAACACAACAGTATCTGCAATGTCGAGACAGGTCTCAATAGCTTTACATGCAGATCCTTTATCATCATCTTCAACGGTAATCACTGCGTCTACCATATCAAGATGTCGAATAATCTCTGCTCTTTCCTTCCAAGATTGAAAGTACTGACCCTTCTTACGTTTCAACCACTCTTCAGTATTCAAACCTACTACGAGATAGTTTGTAAGTTCTCTAGCTTTCTTAAAGTAAGCAATATGTCCACTGTGGATTGGGTCAAATCCACCAGTGACAAGAGTTAGGATTCTCTTTTTATGATCCATACTTGTCCGCTTTGTATACCCTAACGTGATTATACAACTTTTTCATATGTTTGACAAGGTAATCAGCAGTTTCTTTTGATTCTATAACCTTACAATTTTCTGGTTTATATAAACCAGAGTCTGTCCAGCATACAACATACTTCATGAGAAGAATGACTCCAATGTATTTTTGCGTTCAATATCCCAACCAATACAATCTAGAATAGTTTTGATAGGTTCTAGGAACGACTTATTAAATTGTAACTCATAGTCAACACTCTTTTCAAGGTCAAGTTCTTTGGGGAAGTCGCCAATAAAAGAGATGACATTCTCATGCATCCAGTTAGGAGTTTTCAAATAACAGAACTTAATTTTCTCACCACTCTGAATGGCAGGATATTTGTTCTGCAACTTCTTTTGTTTAGTCCAGTGGTTGTACAAAATTGCTCCACGAACGTGAATGGGACAACCCTTCTCATACATAGTCGCATTGGACTTCCACTTGTTCACATCAGATACACTGCGTGGGAAAGCGATCTCTTCTGGTGGGAGATTACTAAACTCAGTTCTACTGTTCTCGATAAAATCAATAACGTCATCTTCAGTAGCAGTCATCATCAATTTGAGTGCATCTTTAATCATGACCCTACAAGGAGCAGGAGTAGAAGTCTTGATAGCCTCAATACCCATGATTTTTAGTTTAGCTTTCTCATAACGAACGCCTTCACTGTCCCATACATTCAAGATGTATCTTTTCTTAGCGGTCCAAATACCACGGTCTGCGATATTCTCCCGCTTCATGATCATTTTTTGATCGTAGGCGTTAACGTAGTCCGCCAGTTCTTGGTAAGAACTCTCAATATAAGGCTCAAGTTGTTTCTCACACACCTTGTTAAGGAACGCGACAACGCCTTCAGTAGTTTTCTCTCTTCCCTTGTATACAGCCTCAACCAGAGGACCCATATGCAAATAGATAGAATCAGTATCAGAAGCAATAACATAATCTTTATCCTCAGTTTTTAGAATAGAATTCATTTTTCTATTCATTTTGTTTTCAATCCAACGAATACTTACTTGACCCGAAAGAGTGATTGCCTCTGCATTGGCAAGTTTGTAGTACCTAAAGTACTGGTTACCGATGGCACCATAAGCAGAGTTAAGAGCAATCTTCTTAGCCATTTGAACGTTGTTACACCTAGCAATCTCTTTCTCAAGATCTTTGGTAGGAGTTTTTTCATAGGCTTGTTTTGCCTTCAGCATTCGTTTCTTGAAGATGACACGTTCGTTGTACATCTTCTCCATCAATTCAGGCAAGAATCCTTTCTTGTCCTTGCGGAACATCGCACCATTAGCACAGACTGCATAGTCCTTGTACATCTCAAATGTGATGTCCTGATTCAATAGTTTATCTACCGTCGCACTCGGATGTTTTTTATCAAGCAGAGTCTCAGGTGAGATATTGTATTGCATGATCAGGTGAGGGTACAGTGAGTTAAGGTCAAAGGACACAACCCAATCATACACACCAGGTTTAGGTTCTTTTACATATGCACCAGCGTACTTCTCATCCTTTTGATTGCGTTCTTTCTGGGGAATAACAATATTCTGTTTCTTCAAATAGTTGTAAATGATAGCATCCCAAGTACGAACTTGATAGGCAATATCACTGAAGTTAACCTTAGCATCATATGCACGGGTGCAACATAGATCAATCAACTTGAGTTTATCCTCAAGACGGTCAACCAGTTCCACGTCAACGATGTTATAGTCTACAAACTTCTGCCAGTTTTTGGTATAGAAATCACGGAAAGTATCATACTCACTGTGATCAAGTTTCTTCTGACCAAGTTCCTGAGAGGCAATATGATCCAGTTTATAACTCTCTTGATTAGGAGTTGCGGGAGATTTCTTGTACAGATCAAGATAATCGATTACAGAGATACCTGCAAGTTCATAAGAGATATTCTGTCTACCAGCAATAGTAAACTCATTCTTCCTAACAATACCCCATGGAGAGAACTTCTTTGCAACCTTCTCACCCATCAGACGATCTACACGGCCGACGAGATATGGAATATCATACAGTTCACAGTTCCAACCAGTGATAACTTCTGGAGTATGTTGTTCCCACCACTCAAGGAAGATATTGATTAGACCCTCTTCGTTATGACAATCAATATATCGATGATTCTTTTTATTGTTAGTTGTATATGGCCGTGTTCCCCAAGTAATAATTTCTTTGGTATTGTAATTCTGAATGGTAATGAGAAGGATCTCCTCAGCACAATTAAAGACATCGGGGAATCCACTCTCAGCAGATACCTCAATGTCAATAGTGATTAGATCAATCTTACTAACATCAAATTTAATTTCATCCTCAGGATACTTTTCAGAAATATATTGGTGAACATATCTCTCATTGCCATAGATGTTAAATCCATTGACCTGAGAATACTTATCAATAAATTCTCTACACTCCTTGATCGTACCAGGTTTTACTGGTTCCACAGCAACGTTATCTAATGTCTTCCACTTACTTTTCTTTTTTGTAGGAACATAGAACGTTGGATGGAACTGTGTCCTATCACTGAAATGTTTTCCGTCCTCATATCCCCTGACCAAAATATAGTTTCCGATCTGAAAAACGTTGGTGTAAAACCTCATGTCGTAGCGAGTTTCAAGTATGCGTCAATTAGTGCTTTGTGTGGCTCAACGAGAGTTAGAATACTCTCAGATGACATCATCAATTCTGTGTCATCAGTATAGTCAGATAACCATGGAACAAGTCTCTCATGTGGAGGTTTGTCAGTTTCATGTTTACCTAGAATTTTATAGGGAGAAGTAAGTTTGCAATTGGGATCACCAATCTCAGCGCCAACTTCTTCAATCGCAGAAATCAAAACCTCATCATTCTTTAAAATGATGATTTGTACATTAGTGGTTTCATCCATCTTCTTTTTCTTTCATCCTGTCTGTGTATGATTTCATTACCATCTCACATGGTTCAGTGATGGCAACAACCCAGTCTGGACTGATTGGGATTCTCTTCTCGGATGTCAAAGGCATCCATGGATAATACTGAACACTATATGTAGTCTCTCCTTCTACAGTGTCCTCGGTGAGAAGCTCAGGGTTCTCTACGAGTTTACAACAGTATGGATTACCTAATACAATATATTTTGTCTTATCGTCGTTGTCAACAAGTTCAGTTACATCAGCAATGACTTCTTCATTAGATTTTAGAAGTACTAATTTGATGGTCATCTTACTCTTTAATAGTTGTGTAGGGTGGGAGGAGGGATTACTTCGTACCCTCAAGTTATGGGAATCGCTAAAGCGAAAATTAGTACATAACAACAA